ATGGCAGCAGACAGAAGGCGACCACAAGGCACCGGGTCCGTGTACCAGCGCGGCGACGGTAAATGGGTCGCGCAGATCGACGTGGGATGGACCGAGCACGGCCGACGCCGATACGCGCGCCACACCTGCCGCACCAAGAAGGAGGCGCAGGTCGAGCTGAAGAAGATGATCTCCGACCGCGACAAAGGCGTCACCACCATCGACCCCCGCACCACCGTCAAGACCTGGTGCGACCAATGGCTCGAAACCTGCCAGCACCGCCTCTCCCCAGCATCGGCAGCAAAATACGGTGCATGCGTCCGCAAGTGGATCATCCCCACAATCGGGCGGAAACACCTCTCGCAGCTCACCACCCGCGACCTCGACAAGCTCACTACCGCGATCACCGACGCCGGGGAATCCCCCACCACAGCATCCAATGCGGCATCAATCCTCCGCATCTGCCTCAAAGCCGCAGCAGTCGCAGGCCACACCGTTCCAATGCCAATCCTTCTCGCCCCGCTGCCCCGCCACGCACCATCAGACCGGCAGGCGATCCCCGTCGCCGACGCCGGACGCATCCTCCTCGCAGCAGCCAACCCTCAGACATGGCCACCGCTGCCGCCGCGCCCCAAGGCCCACACAGCCGCTTACGACGCCTACCGTGGCGAGCTCACCCTGCGTGCCACCGACTTCACCCGATGGATGGCCGCGCTCCTCGGCGGCATCCGGCAGGGTGAGGCGCTCGGCCTGGAATGGGACCGGGTCAACTTCGACACGCACTCCATTGACGTGTCGTGGCAGCTGTCCACTGTGAAGCCCGACACGTACATCCCACCACACATCGAGATCCGCCGACTTCACGGGTCGCAGATCCTCAAGCGGCCCAAGTCGTCGTCTGGGTGGCGTGAGATCCCGATGGTCCCGTGGCTGGAAACAGCCATGCTGGACTGGAAGACCCGACAGCCGCCGGGCCCACACGATCTCGTCTGGCCGGGCCGCGCAGGGCAGCCGGCGAACCGATTCGAGGACTTGCAGGCGTGGAAGGCGCTGCAACGGATCGCCGGAGTGGAGAAGGTATCCACGGGCGCACCGTTCGTCGGCCACGAGGCGCGTCACACCACCGTGTCGATCCTCACCGAACTGGGAGTCCCCGAGCCGGTGATCGTGGCGATTGCCGGGCATTCCAGCATCGCCTCCACCCGCGCCTATCAGCACGTCGACCTGACAGAGGCCCGTGCCGCTCTCCAGCGGGTCGCCGACCGACTACAGATCACCGCCTGACACACCACGGCCCCTCTCGCATCATCGCGAGAGGGGCCGTCTTCGTGCGCCCGGAGTATCAGCGTGACGTGTCGTCGACGATCTTCGCCAGCACCACCTCAGGATTGTCCTTCGTGCCGCCGACCGTGCAGTTGAGCAGCGCCGGAGTCTCCCCACCGGCCGCATTCGTCACCTCACCCTGGTAGGACAGGAAGAACGTGTCCTGCAGCGGCACCGCCTTCACGACACCAGCGATGTAGTGGCCCTTCCACTTCCCGCCAGCGGCCGCCACCTCCTTCTTCGCGTACTTCTCGCACACCACCGAAGCCAGCCCCTGGTCGATCCCCCCGGATGTGACGGTCGGATCATCGGCGGGCTCGGCCGTCGTCGGGTCCGTGGCCGGGGCGGAGGATGATGCCCCGTGGGCGACGGCTGACGCGACCGATGGGTCTGCGCCCATCTGTTTGAGCTGTGACTCCTTCGCCTCGGCCGATGATTGCGTCGACGCCGCGGCGGACTGGGACGGGGTCGCGTCAGCGGATGTGTCGTCGTCGCTTCCTCCTCCCAGGGATGCGCCGATCATGATGAGGACGAGCGCGTAGATGCAGATCATCCACCACCGCTTCCAGATCGGCTTCTTGGTGGCGGGGGCTGACTGTTCGGACATGGGAGGTCTCCTTCTGGGTGTGTTCTGAGTATGGCCCAGCGGTCACGTGGCTGTGGGCGCTGGGGTTCAATTGGCGGGGTCGAGTGAGTAGGTGATGCGGGATCGCTCGTCGTCGGTGAGACTGGCAAGACGGTCGCGGAAGACGGATGGCGTGACCCAAAGCTCGGCCGCCGGATCGGGCATGCACAGTGCGTCGCGGATCAGGTGAAGGTCTGGGATCAGCCATCTGGCCGTCTCTGCACGCACCGTCCGCTCGACAGCAGCAGGCTGATGGCTGGTGTGATGGTGACGGATGTGCACGAGCTCGTGGGCGAGGACGCAGCGCCTCTCCGTCTGTGACAGGCCGGTGCGGATCCATATCGTCATGCCGTCAGTGCATCCCCTCCACCCGTGGGGGAGGTCACCCGCCCAGACCAAGGTGAGGTCTGGGCGGGATCGCAGCACCGACCACGGATCACAGGGATTCATCGTCCGGATGCTCCTGGCGGAGGATCTCGTCCTCGGTCGGATCTGAGTCGACATAAGCGGCGACCCCTAGTTCATCTGGTCGCACTGTCGTGAGCTTCGGGCTGTAGATGGCCCGCTGTGCTTCTGAGAGCAGGGCGCCGGGGTTCATCTGGAGTCCCCGCGCAAGGTCTACAAATGCCTCGACAGCGATCCCAGACTCCCCGGTGAACGCCCGCTTGGCGGTCGTCATCGGGACGCCCGTCACTTTGGAGACCTCCGCGAACGTCAGATCGAACTCCTTCCTCCTCTCTCTTAGTTTGGCCGCCAGCCACCGTGTGACTGGACCGCTGAGTTGGTTCGTTCCCATGAGGAAATGGTCCCATTTAGGACCGATCGTGTCAAGGGGTTGACAGGCTGGTCCCAATTGGGTCTACACTCATAGCCATGAGCAACACACCGAGACAGCAAGCGGCCGCTGAGGTCCGAGCCGCAATCGCCCGAAGCGGGGCCAATCATCAGGATGTCGCCGATGCACTTGGGATCAGCCGGCGCGGACTCACCCGGAAGCTCGGCGGCGAGCGCCCCTTCACCGTCGATGAGTTCGTCAAGGTCGCGGCGATCACCAGCACTGATGCGGGATCACTCCTCAATGCCGCGTATGGCATCAGCGGGGAGCAGGTGGCGTGATGGGCGGCATGCTGATCATCTGGCTCCTCCTCGTCGGCCTCACGATCTGGAACTTCCTCATCGAGCGCCACGCAGAGCGGTCACGGCGATGACCGCCACAGCCCCTGAGATGGGGCACGCCGAAACCCTTCCCCAGGGTGACAGGGGCCGGGATGCTCAGCCGGACAAGTTGAGTCCAGATGTCGAGGGTGTGATCGCCGACTACAGGTCGCGCGGGAAGTACATCACCCCGAGGCAAGCCAAGAAGGTGCTCGTCCGCATGGCGCGTGCATCTGACCGCGCTGAGGACCGGCGCACCACACGGCTGTCACCCGATGACCCGCGCGTGAAAGTCATCTCCTGGTCCGACGACACAGGCGAGCGCGGCGCCAAGCACGCCGACGGAGACCTCATCTGGGAATCAGAGATCGTCAGAGAAAGGAAGACAGCATGAGCCTGGAGAGCATCGAGACCGGAGAAGTAGTCGCTCACGCCACCGAGGACGAGGCCCGTAGGGGCACCGCCAAGATCAAGCTGGCGCGTGACCGAGCCGCGAATGCCATTGCCGAGTACGCGGATCGGGTGAAGGACGCGTACCGGCGCCGCTTCGACCTGGCGCTCGGCTATTCGTCGTGGTCCGAGTATGCGTCCGCCGAGCTGTCCGAGGATGACCCGCTGACCGCCGACGTGCGCCGCGAGTTGGTGGGGATGCTGTCTGCGGATGGCATGTCCCCCAAGGCAATCTCCCCGGTGGCTGGTGTCACCCGGCAGCAGGTGTCAAACATCAGGGCTCAAGTTGAGCAGGGTGCAAATGACTTGCACCCTGAATCCCCCGCCTCACCCGTGACTCCGCCCGAGCCTGCCGCCACGATCGGGCTCGACGGCAAGACCTACCAGCGACCGGCCGTCGACCGCCAGACCGGAGAGGTCCTCGATGCGACCCCAGAGCCCGCCAGGCCGAGGCGCACACCGCTCCCAGAGCAGTTCTTCAACGCCGCATACGACCTCTGCCGCAAGGCAGAGCGCGTCCTCCAGCTCACCGAGGATGACAGATTCACCCAGAACAGGGAGAAGCTCGCCCTGAAACACAGGAACGAGCTTCTCCAGGTGATCAGCGACCTGCAAGACGTGATCACCGCACTCGGCGAACCCGCCGAGTGAACCACCCCAACAAAGGAGCAATTCTCATGGCCAACGATACCAACTTCATCTCCACTCAGATCGTGACCGTCACGCCTTCCCTCGCTCGCGAGTGGCTCGGGAAGAACATCGACAATCGCACAATCAAGAAGAGCCTCGTAGCGCGATACCGCAGAGACATGGCGCTCGACAGGTGGAAGTTCGCCGGAGACCCGATCCGCTTCGGGGCATCCGGGCGGCTCCTCGACGGGCAGCATCGCCTCCTGGCCATCTCGCAGATGCCGGACGACTTCACCATCAAGATGATGGTCCTGCTCGGGATTGATGACGAATCCCAGAAGCTGATGGACCAGGGCGGCGCCAGATCCGGGTATGACCAGCTCCATCGAGCTGGTGTGAAGTACGCGTCACGCGTCTCTGCGGCGGCTCGAACGATGGTTCTCCTCGATGAGGGCGTCTTCTTCAAGAGCACGAGCATCTGGCAGGAGTACGGGTCGGTTGCCGCCGTGGAGGAATGGGTTGCCGAGCACCCGTACGAGGTGAAGGTGATTCAGGATGTTTCCAGCATCACCACCAGGATCGAAGCCGCCCCGTCGGCTCTCAACACTGCTGCGGTGATCATCTCCCGCGTCGCCCCGACTGAAACCGTCATCGAGTTCTTCGGCTTCATCGCGGACGGAGGGGCGGCGAAGAACTCGGGGCCGAACGTCCTCGCCAACAAGCTTCGCCGGGCCAAGCGTGTCGGGGTCAACTGGTCGCCCCGCGATGTCATCGCAAACACGATCCGGGCGTGGAACTCATGGGTCACCGGAAAGACGACAATGTTGAATGATCCGCATCACACCCATGGTGGCAAGTCCGGATGGACCGAGGAGTCCTTCCCTACTCCGATCCACCGCTGACCCAACCATCCCCTCAAGGCCCCGCACCGTCATGGTGCGGGGCCTTCGCATACCCGAAAGGAGCCATTCATGACCGATCTTCAATCGCTGATCGTTGACGTGATGTCCGATCCGGCTAGGACTTTCACGGAGCGGCAGGTCGCCGACCGTCTCAACGTGTCCACTGACACTGTGGGCCGACTGCGACGCGCGACCGTCCCCGACCCGGCCAGCGGAATGCCACCACTCACCGGCTGGGTGAAAGTCGGCAGGAAGCACCAGCTTCCGGCGCCCGTCCTCGCCGCATACATCGCACACCTTCCGGTCGTCGCATGACTCTTCGCACTTTCTCTGACATTGAGCAGGGCACGCCCGAGTGGCTGGAATTGCGGCGTGGGATCGTCACGGCCTCATATGTGGGCCGACTGCTCACCGGCGGCGGTGCAGTGTCCAAGTCCAGGACGGCCGACAATGCGATGCTCACCCTCGCAGCCGAGCGCCTTACCGGACGAATCGAACGCATCCCCACCACCCGCGACATGGAACGCGGCACCTGGAACGAGCCGTTCGCCCGCAACCTGTACACCGCACATTTCAGTGTGCAGGTCGACGAGATCGGATTCATGACTGAGGACCGGTGGGGATTCACCCTCGGCTACTCACCGGACGGTCTGGTCGGCGACGACGGGCTCATCGAGATCAAGTCCCGCCGCCAACAACGGCAAGTCGCCACAATCCTCGACGGGAAAGTGCCGGCCGAGAACATGGCACAAATCCAGTGCGGACTCCTCGTCTCCGGCCGCTCCTGGTGCGACTACGTGTCGTTCTCCGAGGGCTGCCCACTGTTCGTCACCCGCGTCCCCCCCGACGAGCACTGGCAGGCCAGCATCCTCACCGCAACCCAACAGTTTGAGCACCTGTTCCTCACCATCGAGGAACACATCACAGCCGCCACCAACGGCATGCCCACCTGCCCAGACACCGGCTTCGACACCGACGACACCATCACCATCGACTGAAAGGACTCATCATGTCGGACGACTTCGACATCTCACCCACCATCGAACCGAACTCTGATCAGATTGGCGCGGATGATCTGATCGCAGGCCCGCGCACCGTCACTGTCACTGGGATCAAGGCAGGCTCAGTTGAGCAGCCTGTCCAGATCGAGCTCGCCGAATATCCGAAGCGCCCCTACCGGCCCTCAAAGTCCATGCGCCGCGTCCTCGTGCAGTGCTGGGGGTCAGACGGCACGCAGTACATCGGCCGACGAATGACCCTGTACCGCGACCCGACGATCAAGTACGGCGGAATCGCGGTCGGAGGGATCAGGATCTCGCACCTGTCGCACATCGATAAGCCGTCCATCGTGCCTCTCACCGTGGCGCGTGGAAGGAAGGCGATGTACAAGGTCCAGCCTCTCCTCGACGAGCCTGCCGCTCCGACGATGACGCAGATCTCGCAGTGCACCGACCTGGACCAGCTGCGCACATGGTGGCAGCAGGCAGACCCGAGACATCGCGACCTGATCAAGGCGCGCGTCGACGATCTCCAGAAGCCGGCTGAGGTGGTGGACGAGCAGACGGGCGAGGTGCAGGACGCTTTCCCCGAGCCTGCCGCCCCTGCTGCTGGTGCTGATCCGTGGGCCGAGGGAGGCGCGAAATGAGCGGCGAGACGCAGATCACAATCATCGGATCGCTCGGGTCTGACCCTGAGCTGAGGTTCACGGCCAGCGGTGTGCCGGTCGCCAACTTCGACGTGGCATCAACCCCGCGCACCTTCGACAAGCAGCGCAATGAATGGGTCGACGGTGAGGCACTGTGGCTGCACTGCACTGTCTGGCGCGAGTTCGCGCAGCATGTTGCCGAGTCGCTGTCCAAGGGGATGCGCGTCATCGTCCAGGGCAACTTGAAGGCCCGCTCATACCAGGACCGTGACGGCCAGAAGCGCACCGTCCACGAGGTCGACGTGACCGAGGTGGGCCCGTCGCTCAGGTATGCGACGGCGGCTGTCACGCGCTCCCAGTCCGGCCAGCACTCCGGCCAGCAGCAGCGGCCGCGTCAGGACCCGGGAGTGGACCCGTGGGCACAGCAGCCGTCCGACCAGAAGCCTCCGTTCTGAACCTGACAAGGAGTTCCATCATGGATGATTTGACAGCAGAGCAGCAGATCGCCATCACCGGATGGCTGTCCCAGAATCCGAACATGTGGTGCGGTGGGGTGGAGATCCGCACCGGCCGCCCCTGGCTCGACGAGATCCCCCTGGTGTGGATCACAGCATCCCGCTGCCCGATCCTTCCCGGGGGGTTCGGATGGGTGAGTGGGAGGACCGTCCGGACGATGGGCTGAGGGTCCGCACCGCCCAGTGGCAACCGTCGCCGCTTTTCACGGTCAGACTGGCAGAGGTCTCCACCGCCGGGATGGCCGCGTGATGGCTGACATTGAGCGTGCCGCCGCCGAGTTCCGGGCGTTCTGGGAGGCGACGGATGTGGTCGCCTGCCCGGACTGCTGGGGGTCTGGCTTCGATCCGACGACCGAAGAGGTCGATGTCCGCGCCTGCCAGCTCTGTGAGGGCTCCGGGTGCATCCGCGAATCCGACCTACCAAGACGTGACTACTGAAAGGAAAGAGAATGACCAAGACCACATTCACACCGTCCACTGAAGCTGTGCGGAGGCGATACCGGGCCCTCCTCGATATTGGAGTCTCAGTTGATGAGGCTGATGCCGAGTTCGACCGCTGGCTCGCCGTCCGCGATCAGGGCATCCGTGACTCCGTGAAGCCGCCCGAGCTGACCGCCAAGGAGCACCTGGAGGCCGCATGGGACAAAGCGCACCCCGTTCCGAAATGGCGGGATGTTCCGGCGGGAGTGACGATCATCGCACGCCGGAAAAACGGGAAAATCTGGGTCGATGCGCGGGGGTGGACTTCCGGGCTTAATGACCTTGTCGAGGTCCGCACCTTGGAGCCTCTGCCGCCGGTGATCCCCGACGACTGCAATCGGGTCTTCGCATCGACGCCGGAGTACGGAAGTCGGCTCATCTGGATTCGTGAGACTGACGACCCGGACTGCTGGCGTGCCGCTGATGGCACCGCGTGGATACGGACCGCCCTCACCTGTGAGCTGATCGACCCGAAGCCCGTCCCAGAGGAGGAATCATGAGCGCGCGTGACGACCTGGCGCAGCTTCTCGTGAAGCGAGCCGGAGACCATATCCAGATGCTCGACGGTGGGCCCGAAGAGAACGCCCATTCCGTGTCCATCGGACTCTCAATGAATTGGGCGGCGATAGCAGATATTATCCTCGCCGCCGGATTCCACCGTGACCGCAACATCGAGACCGAGGAGGAGCTGGAGGCGCTGCCGGAAGAGTCGCTTGTGCGTGATGCTGATGGCGTCCACCTCACCAAAGACTACGAGTCCTGGTATATGACGCGCGCTGAGGACCCGGATGACGTGGTGCTGCCCGCCACCGTCCTGTGGGAGCCGGAGGCCGACGATGAGTGACCCGCTGGCAGAGGAGCTGTACGCCGCAATGGGTGAGCACGGTGCCTCGTGGGCCGAGGATGGCCGTGACATGTGCGCATGCGGGGCTGACATGGGGCCTGACGAGGGGAATGCCTGGGACTCCATGGAGCGCCATAATGTCCACCTGGCTGAGGTGCTTGCCAAGATTGCACAGGCGCGTATCGCCAAGAAGGCCGACGATGAGTAAGCCCTGCCGTCACGAGACGCTACTGCGGGCCTCCAGCTGTCAGGAAGGCCGAGCTGTGTGGGTCTGCCTGAAGTGCAGCAAGGTCATCGAGATCCCGCTGGAGAACCTCCGATGAGTGATCGAGACCCGCTTGCCGAGGCCCTCAGGAATGCATGGCCAAGTCGGTCATGGGAAGGCCCAACGCTCGTATGTGGCTGCGGATGGGAAACCGACATGATCGACAGTGGCAGACATGCGCAGGACTGCGAGGACGAGTTCGACAATCACATGTTCGAGCATCTCGCCCAAGCCGCCCGCACATTCATTGCCGGCGAGATTGAAGCTGAAAGAAACCGGACCGACGAGTTCGCTATGGAAGCATACTGGGAAACCGCGATAGACGCGGCCGCAGCGGTCGTGAGACGAGAACCGTAGCAGTCACTCACCTGACGCCATCCCACAATCGAATCTCAGGGCGACCCACACGGGCCGCCCTTCTGCTTGCCCCGGCATCCCACCACGGATGCCGGGGCAGCCTCACGAAAGGACCACCACAATGTCTGAGCCTGAATGGATGTCCCGCGCCGCATGCAGAGGCCACTGGGACGAGGGCGACTGGGACGACCTGAGACCTGACTCCCAGCTCGACGTCTGCTCCATCTGCCCCGTCCTCACCCAATGCCGCGCCGACGTGGACGAGCTGACCCGGAGAGGATGCCGCCCGTCAGGGATCGTCCAGGCAGGACAGGCCTACGGGCTGCACCTCGGCTCGTCGATCCGCGTCATCAGAGGTGCCCACGTGGCGCCACGACCTGCACCGCCGCGACCGGACCCGCCCTTCGACGAGACACGCACCGTCTGCGCCCACGGCCACCCGTGGACCCGCAGCACCGTCCGCCTCCAAAAGACCAACCACGGGGATCGCCGATGCTGGCGGTGCATGGAATGCCGCCGCGCATCAACACGCGCACAGACGGCCGGACGCACCCTCAACCAGCAGCTCGCCATCGACGCACTGGAGACAGCATGAGGATCGGCTCGATCTGCACCGACACCATCGACCTCGACGAGGTGCAGTGGCTCCTCGACGCCGGCGAACCCCCCGCACAGATCGCCCTCCGAATCGGACGCAGCGCCTCCACCATCGAGCAGGCCGCACGACGACACCGACGCGCCGCCATGGCCGCCACCTTCGGACGCGAGCGCCGATGGGCCGAAGGGAGACGAGCCGCATGAGACAGCAGCCGTCCCGCTTCGTCATCGAGACCGCGTTCGATCTCCGCAGAATCTTCGGCGGATGGCATGAGGCCGCGGTCGCACTCGCACAACTCGACGTGCACAACACCACCAGCCAGATCCAGTTCTCCAACGCCATCGCAACTGTGATCCAGAACAACATCGAGGGGAGGAACGCATGCTCACCGTCGGCTCGATCTGCACCGGCTATGGCGGTCTCGATCAGGCAGTCTGCGCTGTTCTGAACGCGCAGGTCGCGTGGACCTCTGACATCAGCACCGGAGCCTGCAAGCTCGCCGCTCATCGCTGGCCTGACATCCCGAATCTCGGCGACATCACCGCCGTGTCGTGGCACACCGTGCCCACCGTCGACATCATCTGCGGCGGCACCCCCTGCCAGGACGTGTCCCTCGCCGGACGTCGCGCCGGAATGACCGAGGGCACCAGATCCAATCTGTGGGAATCAATGAGAGAAGCAATCCATGTCATCAAGCCGTCCATCGTCGTCTGGGAGAACGTCCCAGGCGCACGCTCAGCCCGCGCCGCATCGGCTGGCGACCTGGAATCCGAGCCGGGACCTGTGGGAGACGCAGACGGCAAGCCTGTTCTCCGAGCACTTGGCCGTGTTCTCGGAGACCTGGCCGGCCTCGGGTTCGATGCGGAATGGCGCAGCATTCGAGCGTCCGATGTCGGCGCCTGCCATCGTCGCGAGCGCGTCTTCGTCCTTGCTTGGCACCCCGACCGCATCGCTGACGCACGGGGATGGCCCCCCCTGTCGGCCTCTCATGAACACCGACTCGCACGCGGCTACCTCGACGCTCAGATCCTCGACCTGATGCCCACTGTGAGGGACCCATCGTCCACGGGACCGGGCGCCCACGGGGACGGCGGGGCAGACCTGCAAACCGCGATCCTCCACACGCCACGTGCATCGCGAGGCGCATCGACAACAGAGAACTGCTCGATGATCACCAGTCAGTGGGGACGTTACGCCGACACCGTCGCTCGCCAGGAGAAGGCGTTCGGAATCCCAGCACCGGACCCCATCGAACCTGGGCGCAACGGCACCCCCCGACTGTCGGCCCGCTTCACCGAATGGATGCAAGGCCTACCTGCCGGCTGGATCTGCGACGTGCCCGGAATCACCCGCACTGAGTCAATCGAGCTCGCAGGAAACGGCGTCGTCCCGCAGCAGGCGAAAGCCGCACTAGCCGACATGCTGCCATCAATCACAGAGAAGGCCACAGCATGACAGATCAGAGGATCAGGATCGAGGTCCCCGCGAATGAGTGGGTCACGTCGAATGACCGGCTGCACTGGCGGGAGAAGGCGAGACGTGTCGCCGCTGTCAGACGCCGATCTGCCGTGCTCGCCCGCCAGCAGCTCACCCCGATTGACGGGCCGGTCCTCGTCGCCTGCCGTGCACGATTCCGTGCCGGACGAGGCCTCGACTCAGACGGCTGTGCTCCGACATTGAAAGCTGCTATCGACGGGATGACCGACGCCGGAATCTGGGCTGATGATGACTCCACGCACGTCGGCCAGATCTGCTACCTCCCATCCCGCAAAGACGACGACCTGGTCAAAGGCTGGCACGCCCTCGACATCATCATCAGCACCCAGCTCGTCCCATTCTGACCAGCACCCCCGCAACCCACCAAGCACCCGCCCAGGGTGCTTTTTTCATGTCCGAAAGGAAAGACATGACCGAGACCTATGCGGAATTTCTGGCCAGTAAAGCCATCATCGCAGAGCAGGACGGTCGCACAATAGACCCTGATGACCTCCATCCGATGCTGTTCGACTGGCAACGGCGAATCGTCGCCTGGGCCATCCACGTACGTCGCGCCGCAATCTGGGCCGACACAGGCCTCGGAAAGACCCTCATGCAGGTCGAATGGTCACGACAGATCGGCGGCGTCGGACTGATCGTCGCACCGCTGGCCGTGTGCCGCCAGACAGTCCGAGAGGCCGCGAAGATCGGCGTTCACGCCCACTACATCCGCGACCAGTCCGAAATATCTGGTGATGGAGTGTGGGTTACCTCCTACGAGATGATCGCCCGGTTCGACGCGGCGACACTCGACTCAGTGGTGCTCGACGAGGCATCCATCCTCAAGAACTCTACCGGCTCCACTCGCGACGCAATGATCTCCACCTTCCACGACGTGCCGAACCGGCTCGCATGCACCGCCACCCCGGCACCCAACGACCCGGAGGAGCTCACCAACCAGGCCGAATTCCTCGGCCAGATGACCCGCACCATGATGCTCGCGGCATATTTTGTCCACGATCAGGACGGATGGCGCCTCAAAGGCCACGCCCGCCGGCCGATGATCCGATGGATGGCCACATGGGCTGTGGCGATCACACGACCGTCAGACATGGGCGGCAACGACGACGGTTTCATCCTCCCCGGCCTGAACATCCTCGGCCACACCGTCGACGCCGAGGTGGTCGAGGATGGCGCGCTCTTCGCCGTCGACCTCGGCGGCGTGCAAGGCCGATCCCGCGTCCGCAAACAGACCCTGGACGCGAGATGTTCAGAGGCCGCCCGCATCGTCGCCGCCGAGCCGGACGAGCCGTGGCTGATCTGGGCCGGGCTGAACGACGAGGCGGACCGGCTGTGCCGGCTGATCCCCGGAGCCGTAAATGTCAAAGGCTCAATGGACCCCGACGAAAAAGCAGCCCGGCTCCTCGACTTCGCAGACGGAAAGATCAAGACAATGGTCACCAAACCGTCCATCGCATCCCAAGGACTGAACTATCAGCACTGCGCACGAATGATCTTCGTCGGGATGTCGGACTCCTACGAGCAGTACTACCAGGCGATCCGACGCTGCTACCGGTTCGGCCAGAAACGCGTCGTGAACGCCCACATTATTGTGTCGTCAATCGAGCAGCAGATCGTCGCAAATGTCCGCCGGAAAGAACGGCAGGCATCATCAATCACCTCCGCGCTGGTCGCCGAAATGCGGGCCAGCAACATCGAAAGGATCGCAGCATGACCGCAGGAAACACCGCCAAATACGTGACCGACGACCACATCACCAAGCATGCCCACCTGATGCTCGGCGACTCGTGCGAGCGCCTCGCAGAATTGGACGACAACTCCGTTGATCTGTCAGTCTGCTCCCCGCCGTTCGACAGCCTGTACACCTATTCTCCGTCGGTGCGGGACCTCGGCAACTCGGCGACACGCGGGCAATTCCTCGACCACTACCGGTTCATCGTCGACCACCAGCTGCGCGTCACGAAGCCGGGACGGATCGCGTGCATTCATGTGCAGCAGTTGACGACCACGAAAGCCACTCACGGGTTCGTCGGAATGTCAGACTTCCGTGGTGATGTGATCCGACTGTTCCAGCAGGAGGGGTGGATCTTCCACGGCGAGGCAACCATTTGGAAGGACCCGCAGGCCCAGTCGATCCGGACGAAAGCGTTCTCGCTGGCATTCCAGACAAAGAACCGAGACTCGGCATCATGCAGGCCGGCGCTCGCAGACTATCTGCTGCTCTTCCGGAAGCCAGGCCACAACGACATCCCCATCCCGCATCTGGCAGCCGAGGGTGAGGTCACCAATGACGATTGGATCGAATGGGCCGGCCCGATCTGGTTCGACCACGGCGACGACGAGGGACGATTCGGCCCGGTGTGGACCACCATCCGCGAGTCCGAGACGTTGAATGCCAGGATGGGCCGCGAGTCCGCCGACGAACGTCACATCGCACCATTGCAGCTCGAATTCATCCGCCGCTGCGTGCTCCTCTACTCCAATCCCGGGGAGCTGGTCCTGTCACCATTCGGCGGAATCGGCTCCGAGCCGTACGTCGCCGTCAGGCATGGCCGTCGTGCTGTCTCGTGCGAGCTGAAGCCGTCATACTGGCAGGCCGCCTGCCACGTCATCGATGACGTGGAGGCTGAGATGGCATTGCCGACACTTTTCGATGAGTCGAGCGAGTGATGACAGACCCGCTCAAGGACGCGCTGAATGCTTTCTTCCCATCCGACCCAGTCCATCACCCATCGCACTACACGGCCGGTCCGCCGTGCCCGGGATGTGGCCGGCCCATCGAGTGCATAGACATCACCAGGACGATGGACTTCTGCCTCGGAAACGTCGTCAAATACGCGTGGCGCGCCCGACTGAAAGGCCACCCAATCGAGGACCTGGAAAAGGCACGGCAGTACCTCGACTTCGAGATCGAACGACTCAAGGAGGAATCGTGAAAGGGAAGCTGGAACGCAGTATGAACGGCTTCGAGGAAGACGTTTTCAAAGCCCGTCGGATCGTCCCATTCAAGCCGAATACGGTCCGTCAGATGAAACGCATCTGGAACCAATGGTCCAGGCGCACATGGCGACAGAGATACCAGAAGGAGGAATGGAGATGACGAACATCGCCGTCCCGAGTATCCGCACGTGGAGTGATGACAAGTCGGTCGGCGACGTGCATCGCTGCTACTTCTGCAAGCCGGAGTTGTACCCGCCGATGCCACGCGGATGCACCCTGTGCTCCTGCTGCGGAGTGTTCATCGTCACCGGGGTGACCGACGACCCGCTGAACGAAGCCATGGAACTCTGCCCCACCTGCGAGGACTGGCTCAACAAGGAAGACGAGAAGGAGGTGAGATCGGATGTGGGCGAAGGTTGACGACAAGCTCCACGCCCACCCTAAGTTCGCAGCCCTTCCCATGTCGGCTCGCGGCCTGTGGGTCACGGCCATGTCGTGGTGCGCCGACTACCTCACAGACGGTGAGCTGCCCGAGCGGATGGTCCTCGCCTTCGGGGCCCGGAGGAGAGACGCCGACAGGCTCGTGGAGGCCGGGCTGTGGGAGGTCACCGGCACCGGTTTCAGGTTCCACGACTGGGGCGCCTATCAGCCCTCAGCACGCGATGCTGCCAAAGTGCGGGCGGAGATTTCTGAAAAGCGCGCCCGCAGTGGGGCCAAGGGAGGGCGGAGCAAAGCCGCCAATAGAGCCAAATCGTCTAGCAAACCGTCTAGCAAACGTGTAGCAAACGTCAAGCAAATGTGTAGCCCCGAACCCGAACCCCATTCCGTACCTACGGTACGGGGCGACGGGGCGCCCGCACCGGTCCAGGAGACCCTCACCGGCGAGGTCATCGAGCCACCGGCGGACAACGCCGGAACCCTCGTCGCCGAGTGGATCGAGCACTGCAAGGTCCGCCCGCCCGGCAACGTCGTCGGCCAGACCTCGAAGCAACTCCGGATGCTCCTCGAAGACGGACTCACCGCCGACCAGATCCGACCAGGACTCGCCGCATGGCAGCGGAAGGGCGCCCACCCCACAGCGCTGCCCTCATTCGTCAACCAAGAACTCAACTCAACACCCGCCAGCAGATCCGGCGGCCCCGACTGGGACCGCTGGATGGCCGAGGCCCGCGCCGCCGACGAGGCAGACAGGAGACACCAATGGACCGAGAACACGCAGTAGCCGTCCTCCGAAAAGTCATCGCCTACTGCCCGGCGATGAAACTCAACGACGACTCACGACAGGCATGGGCCGAAGCCCTCGCCGACGCCAACTTCCAGGACTCCCTCGACGCAGTCGCCGTCATCGGCGCCAAGCCCCTCGACCCCGGCGAGCAGCTGTGGATCCAGCCAGGACACATCCTCGCTGAGGTGCGCCGGATAAGGGCCCGCCGCCTCGACGACTTCGACGTGGCGACTCTCACCGGTGCCCCCGCCGACGTGGACGACTACCTCGCGTGGAGGCGCGCCACCAATCGCGCCATCGCCGACGGGCACCGATCCGGCCTCCCCCAGATCGAGGACAGCCGCCACCAGGTGTCCGCAGACTTCATCCGCGAGCTCCGCGCACGATCCAGAGGGCAGCTCCCCGGGAAGGACATCCCCAGCTGAAACATCTACTGCCAACTACTCGAACAATTTTCGAGTAGATGCATGACATCCGAGCCGTGACCACACCGTCGCGGCTCTTCCTGTGCCCACCATCCCTGCGAGGTTGCCACGAGACGGCCTCACAGCCCGACCCGGCACATCTTCCCACCCCACCACCTCCCAGAGCCTTAGCAACCGCTTTCCCGAAAGGACACCCCATGCCCACACCCGATCAGCTCTTCACCTACAGCGCACCGCCAACCCCCGGCCTCGCAGGACGATTCCTCGAGCCGCCCTTCTCCGTCCTCGACCGCAGACAAGGACGCTGGCAGGACCGCAGACGCCAGTGGGACGCCATCGGCCTCCACTCCGAGACCGGCCGCAGCCCCGAGCTCGTCCACGACTACTCGGCGACCATGCGCGTCAAATCCCGCTCATCCGACGCCGGAACCTCGATCTTCGACCCAGCCCTCGCAGAGCTGATCATCGCCTGGTGGTCCCGTGAAGGGGATCAGATCCTCGACCCCTTCGCCGGCGGATCAGTGCGCGGCGTCGTCTCCTCGTGCATGGGACGCCGCTACACCGGCGTCGACCTGTCAGCAGACCAAGTGAAGGCCAACCGCAGGCAGGCCGACCTCGGCTCACCCGACATGCCACCCCAGTGGATCTGCGGCGACTCCGCCGACATCGATGCTCTCCTCGACGACGCGGTGGAGGCCGACCTGATCATGACATGCCCGCCCTACGGCGACCTGGAGCGCTACTCCGACGACCCCGCCGACCTGTCCACCATGGGGTGGGAGGACTTCCAGACCGCCTACCGCACGATCCTCTCGACCACGGTGGAGCGCCTCCGGCAGGACCGCTTCGTGGCCGTCGTCGTCTCAGACATCAAGGACCGCGACGGCGCCTACCGAGGACTGCCAGCCCTCACCTCGGACGCTCTCACCGCTGCAGGCTGCCGGATCGTCACCGACGCCGTGATCCTCGACCCCCTCGGATCCAAGCAAATGATGTGCGAGCGACCCTTCAAGGCGAATCGCACACTCACCCGCGTGCACCAGAACCTCATCGTCGGAGTGAAGGGCGACCGGCATGTGGCCACGGCCCGACTAGACGCCGCACAGCATGACCCCATCGCGTCCTGAAAACGCCTCATAAACCGCTTTCCCGAAAGGACACCACCATGAAGATCACACGCATCGTCGTCTTCCCCATCCCCACCACAGACCGGTGGATCGTCTACAGGGTCCAGAAGTGGCCGGACGGATCGGTCATCTCCGACTGGCCCGACCGAGAGCAAGCCGTCAACAACGCACGCGAGCAAGGCCGCCACTACCACTACGACTGCCCCGTCGTCACTTACCCCGAGGAGGACTGACCATGCACATCCTCACCAACGAAGGACTCCGCAAGGCCGAGCAGGTCGAGGTCCAATGCATCCTCGCCAACCTCCACAACGACCTCTCCGAAATAGACCGCAAGAACGACCCGGCGAACGGCGAATTCCCCCCCATCTACCTTCACGGATTCGTCAACGGGATCCGCACCGCCCAAGACGAGATCCGCAAAATCCTCGACACCTACGACGACCCCGACTTCATCCGGGACTTCTTCGACGGGCAGGGCGAAGCATGACCTCTGATCGCGAGGACCGAATCAGGCGCGCCGCATCAACCGACCCTGAAGTGCAAGCCGCCTACTACCGCGAGGCCATGGCCGACGCCCACAGAGTCGTCGCCGCATCACAACCCCACCGAAAGGACCGACCCATGCCATTCACCAATTGGCGCACTGTCGTCGCTGTCATCAACGCCGTGTGCATCGCCCTGTACATCGCACTCATCTGGCAGATCGCCCACAACACGCCCGCGATCCTCCTCGCTATCGCCTTGTACCTGATCGCGATGCCCATCGCCCAATGGGCTGTCCGACGCGAATGCGAAACCGCCGAACTCGAACGGCTCGCCATCCTCCGCAAATCTAAAGGCGACTCGGCCGACTGGAAGAAACTCGCCGCACAGTGTGAGCAGCAGATCAAAACCACCAACCCGCCAGCTGCCCCCGAGATCCCCGAGGAGCAAAAGTGACCACGCTGGAGGTCTTTCCAGTCGCCGATGACATCGACCACACCGACGGACCCGACTGCATCTGCGGACCCACCATCACCGACGCCACCGTCCTCCGATGGATCCCCCTCGCCGTATCCACCGCATACCTCACCTGGACCCTCGCCGCCTACATCCGCACCAGGAGAACCCGATGAGCAACCACAAGATCGACCCGAGCACCGGGATGCCAGCAGTACCAGACGGATGGCGGTGGCGTGTCGAGTACATTCGCGATTTCTCCGGCGCCATCCGGAGGTCGCTTGGCTTATGGGTCGCACTCGAACGGCACAGCACGGTACAGACCTCAGTCTGCGATTCGAAGGGCTTCCTCGGGATCGGCCGCCGAAGCCATGTTGAGACGTCGGAACTGTGGGGGCACATCTGGAGCTTGCCGGTTCCAGAACAGTCAAGTGATGACGTTGTCGATACCGCCCGTCAAATCCTCGACCAGCTCAATGATCAACTGGCTGCTGACAGTCTCGTCGGAACCTATCCGCCCGGGGATCTGAAACGCCAGCGAGCCCACCAGATTGATTGGGGCAAGGGGCCATGCTCATGAGCAGCCACCGCGTGAACCCATCAATCCAGGTTCAGCTCAGGAGGCTCGCAGAAGCGCTGCGATGGAGGTATCGAGACGACCCACCACCCTGTTACGGGCACGGTTATGGACCGTGGCCTCTCGCACTGATCTCCGAGACCGGCCCCGAACTGATCGACGCCACCCACATCACACCCCACCACATGCACAAGGAGCAGCAATGAGCAACGAAACCCCCAACATCGGAAACCTGGACGACATCATCATGGGGATGAGGCAACTCCGCGAAATGTGGGAGGCTGCCGTCAACGCCGGCTTCACAGAAGACCAAGCCATGGAGCTCATCATCGCCATGGTCAAAGGAAACTGACCATGGCATCGACCACAGCGAAACTGCTCCTCGACATCATCGACCCAAAGGAACATGATGAGTGACCAGACCGGCCTCATGCTGGAGCGGATGTCCGAAGCGACCTTGCTGTCAGTCAAGGAAATCCTCACCAGCCTCGCCGACATCGGAGCCCAGATCGCGAAGACCGGCATCACCCTGCAATCCCGACGTCACATCCGCTTCACACTGCCCACATCATCACGGCCACCCTGCCCACAATCCGCGCCACCCATCGACGCACGAATCGCAGACATGGCCATCACCACCAGGAGGCACCCGTGACAGACCAGCTCGAATGGATCCCAGACTGGAGAAACACCGACCGAATCAGACAGCTCCCGGCGATCGTCGATGAGCTCCACGCCCTCGACGGGACACGCAACCCGTCCGACGGTCCGGCGATCCACCACCCGCCCGTCTTCGGGTCCAAAGCGCCCTGTGATGAGACCGTGACATTCCTCCTCGACGGACGGGAGGACTCGCACTGGGGAGGACTCGCACGCTTGCAGGACGTCTCCCGCCTCGTCTGGGATGCACTCGGACCAGACGGCCAGCAGCAGCATCCGCAGCCCACCGAATCATCATGGGAGGCCGAATGCGCATGGCTCGCACCAGCATGGCTCACCGTCGTCAACACCATGCCTGAGGTGCAATTCAAAGCCGCGCAACAGCAAATCAACGACCTCTACTCCAGCGCCGCGCACGCCATCGGACTCCGGCCACCCCACCGAATCCCCTGCCCAGAATGCGACTCCACCCTTGTCGAGGACGGTGACATGCTCGTCTGCACAGCGACCCGATGGCAGCCCTTCCGGCACGAGTACCCGGGCCCGGCGCGCATGACTGCCGATTGGATGCACGCGGCACCCCTCACCACACAGGAGGCATGCGAGGCGATCCCCGGCATCACCGAGAGGAAACTCCGGCTCTGGCGTGACACCCACAAGATCACACCGGTCACCCAGATCAAATCAGCCCGAGGACGCCCAACCCAGCTGTGGCGGCCCTGGGACATCATCGCCCTCACGTTCCCCGGCATCCTCGAATCGCTGGCCCGAAAGGACGAGGAGATCACTGATTGCATGACAGCTGAAATGTGATAACCTACGTCGTGAGGCAGAAGTGTCTCCAAATAGCTGGCCGCTGATCCCCGGATCTGGCGGCCTTTTCTCATGCCTCCCGCCGATGGTGGGCAGGAAGTACCGTCCCGGAGTCCTGCAGCTTTGCGGGGCCGGGGCGGTGCGATTGGTGGGCCACTGGTGTGGTGCACGGTCTCCAAAACCGCGCTCGGGGAGTTCGATCCTCTCACCATCAGCGCGCTCACCAAGCCTCTCCACCGGAAGCTCAAATGGTGACGGGAACCCACCTCGCAGAAGTGCCGAGGGAATGGGCCTGCGAAGATCCCGGCTTCGGTCCACAATCCGGGAACCCACACGTGGCCAGCGTCCAGGGTGTTCCTTTCCGCCCCCACACTGTGCGGACAGGGCATCCGCGACCATCCGCCGGAATGGTGACCACAATCCGGCACACACTTCCCGCACGGACAGCGCAGATCCGCAACGCCGCGACCACGGTCAGCGACATCGATAGCGGCAATCACGTCCCGCGCGGGATGCACACCACGGAGGCGACCATGAAGATCCCGGAACTCATCGAGATCGTCGGGCAGAGCAATAGCAAGATGGCCGGCGTCTACATTGACGGTACGCGCCTACGTCATCCGCTTGCTGACCGACCCGTCCAGATCACCGACAACGGCCCCTACTCCGAGGTCGCGGTGAGTCTGATCGGGATCGAAGCGCGGACCTGGGCGTCGGTTCCCGAGCACCTCCAACTGCAATCGCGGATCTACTACGACGAGGCTGGGAATCCACACCGATTCGACCCAGCCGACGAGATCACAGACGACCTCTAAGATCGCAAGGAGGTCACGGTGCAGGTCAGGCCATGGTCCGGACGCGCCGCCCAAGATGCACTCCGCTGGATCCGCGCCAAAGGCCGACGCGAACACCTGCCCTGCTGCATATGCGGAGAGCCCCTGGACTACTCACTGCGCGGCGGCGACTGGTCATGCTCCGTCCAGCACATCAAACCCAGATCCAAGTTCCCCGAGCTCACCTGGGACCGAGCCAACTGGGCGCCATCACACCTGCGATGCAACAAGCGCGCAGGCGACCGATGGCAGCCACCAGACGAACGGTCACGCCTCGTCGTCATCCTCTGCGGCCCACCAGGAGCAGGGAAGACCACCATCGCACGTCAGCAGGACCAGCTCGACATCCTCGACTGGGACGACCCGCAATGGACATCACGGGCGCAGTTCACCAAAGCCATGCGTGGCATCGCCGCCAACCCGCACGCCCGAGCCGTCATCATCCGCTCCGGCGCCACCACCACAGCCCGCGTCAGGGCACGACGCACCGCACGCGCGACACACACCTTCCTCGTCACCACACCCGAAGCCGTATGCCGACAGCGCGTCATCCAACGGCACCGAGGCGACGAGAAGCAAAGCCTCCAAGGCATCACCGGATACTTCCTCGCATTCGACCACAACGACAATGCGCCCGAATTTCCAGGATGGAATACCATTCTCGAAATCAATAAACCAAAACCAATCGCGCCGATAATCACATACTGAATGGCGACTCGCATATTCACCCCGCATGCATGACTATGCGAGGCGACGCATACTTATGCACCCACCCCCACCCAGAAAAGCCAGCGCGAAACAAAGGGACACTTCCACGGCCGGCACCGGCCGCCCTCCCCTGGTTTTTGGTGAGGGGGGTCGCGCGCGCGGTCTGCTGGACCTAATATTTATGCATGGAGTGGTGATGTCTGACAAGTTCCCGATGAAGAGTGTTTCGGAGGCTTTGGAGGATTCTTTGCGGGGGTCTCCTGGTTTGTTGAAGAGGAATTCGGCTACTGTTGCGGCTGCTCGGTCGTTGGCGTTGTTGATTGACGATCAGCAGGTGTTGGTGTCGGAGGGCGGGAAGTTCGACAACACGGTGTTCCCGACGTTTTTGAAGTTTTGTGAGGCGTTGGGGTTGACGGTGGAGAAGAAAACGGATGCGAAGAAGCCGGCGGAGCCGAGGAAGCCTGCGTCGAAGTTGGACAAGTTCAAGGGGCTGAAGGTGGTGTGAGATGGTCACCAGCGCTTCAAAGCTGAAGGCTGGTAGCCATTCTCGGCGGAAGGTCCGTCATGGGCGGACTGAGCCGAGGATTTTCACGCCGCCGCTTCGCGAACTGACTGAGGAGACGTCTCTCGGGTTCGCTGCGGTGGAGTTCGCCCGGGATGTGTGTGGGGTCGACTTGTTCCCGTGGCAGCGGTGGCTGCTGGTGCACATGTTGGAGCTGGCCGGCGATTTGACGGTGTCGACGTTGGATCGTCGTGACCCGTTGGACGCGCTGTTCAGGTTCCGCAAGGTTGTTGTCGAGGTTGCCCGGCAAAACGGCAAGAGTGTTGTCTCGCAGGTGTTGGCGCTGTTCTTTCTGTTCGTGCTTGGCGTCGATCTGGTGCTGGGTACGGCGCAGGATTTGGACACCGCCTCGGAGGTGTGGGACGGCGTCCAGGACATCATCGATGACACGCCAGATCTGGCGAAGCTCGCCGATAAGCCGATTCGTGTCAACGGCCAGAAGACAATCCGGCTGAAGTCCGGCGAACGGTACAAGGTCAAGGCGGCAAACCGCAAGGCGGGTCGCGGACTTTCCGGAGATTTGATCCTCCTTGACGAGCTTCGTGAGCATCAGAGCTGGGATGCGTGGGCTGCGATCACGAAGACGACGAATGCCCGCCCTGCCGCGCTGATCGCCACGTTCAGCAATGCCGGTGACATGTCGTCGGTAGTGCTGAAGACGCTCCGTGCGATGGCGCATGAGGCTCTGGGTGATCCCGACGGCATCAACGCGGCCGAAGAGGCCCGGCAGACTCCGACGATTGACGAGATCTCAGAGATGCCAGACCTCGCCGACGAGGATGGCGACGATCTAGCGCCTGAGGATTTCGACGAGGACCCTGACACTCTGGGGATTTTCGAATGGTCGGCCGCCCCTGGCTGTGACGTGATGGACCGTGACGGCTGGGCGCAGGCGAACCCGTCGATGGGCTATTGCATCTCGGAGGCGACGATCGCCGGAGATGCGAAGACTGAGGGGCAGCGCGCCGACACGGAGTGGACTTTCCGCACTGAGTGTCTGTGCCAGTGGCCTGATGGCGGGCTGCATGGCCCGTTCCCGTCTGGGGCGTGGGATCGCGGCGTGGTGCAGCTTGTCGAGGATGCCGGCGGGGCTGTGACGGTTGCCCAGGCGGATCGGATTTCGGCGCCGTGGGTGGTGTCGGTTGACATGTCTTTGGACCGGTCGCACACGTGGCTGTGTCGTGCCGGACGCCGCCCTGATGGCGTGATTCAGGGTGAGGTGTGGCATGCGGAGCAGGGTGTCGGCTGGGTGAAGCCGTGGCTGGTCGAGCATGCGTCGGAGGTTTCGGCGTGGACCGGTCAGGCCCGTGGCGCGCAGATCTCAGATCTGGTGTCGCAGCTTTCTGATGATCCAGATTTCACAATCCCGCACGTCGACCTGGACACCATGAGGTGCTTCGGGATCGTGCACGACATGGTTCGTGACGGGAAGGTCATGCACACCCCGCAGGCGCAGCTGGATGTTGCTGCTGCGACCGCGTCGATCGCCTATCGCGGCGATCAGGGTGTGGTGGATCGGAAGAAGTCTCCGGGCGATGCGGCGCCGTTGATGGCGTGGGTTGAGGCCGTGTGGCTCGCCCAGCAGCCTGTCGCAGTGCCGCCGAAAGTGCCGTTCGCGCGCACAATATCGGGCCGTGACCCGGTCTCTAGTTCCCGCATTTCCGTGATGGGCATGCATTTTTGAGGAGGCGCTGAATGCCGTCGACATCCGAGATTGGCTATCAGCTGCCGAAGTGGTGGACAGATACCGGTCTATGGTGGTTTGCGCCCGACGATGAGGACAATCCGGATTTGTGCTGGCCGAAGTCGGTCGGCGTTTTCGACCGGATGCGTCGTGAGGACGCCCAGATCGCGTCGATTCTGCGAGCTGTGACGCTGCCGATCCGCCGCACCGCCTGGTCTATTGACGGGACGGGATGCGACCCTGTCGTGGCCCGTTTTGTGGCCGATGCTGTGGGTCTTCCCGTGAAGGGCGATCGGACGCCGCCGTTGAGGATGGGTGATCGATTCTCATGGCCTGATCATTTGCGGATGGCGTTGACTGCTCTTCCTTTCGGGCACGCGTTCTTTGAGCAGGTTTACCGTCAGACCGATGACGGCCTGTTCACACTGCACAAGCTCGGATGGCGGCCACCACGGACAATATCTGAGGTGAATGTTGACGCCGATGGCGGCCTGGTTTCAATCGGCCAGTATGAGTCGGAGCCGATTCCGGTTGCGAACCTGGTCGCTTATATCAACGACCGCGAGGGCGGGAACTGGCTTGGGCAGTCGATCCTCCGCCCGGCCTACGGCCCGTGGATTCTGAAACAGCGTGCGTTGCAAATCCAGTCCACGACGTTGGAGCGGAACGGTTTGGGGATACCGGTTTACGAGTGCCCGCCGACACCTGAGGGGATGGCCGGTTCGGCCAGAGAGGATGAGTGGCTCGACCAGCAGGCGAAGGCTGGTGAGGATCTCGTTTCGAATCTTCGGGGTGGTGAGAATGCCGGTGCGTCAATCCCGAATGGGGCGAAGCTTTCACTGCTCGCACCGAATGGCACGCTCCCCGACGCGAACAAGCCGATCTCATACTATGACGAACAGATTGCACGGAGCGTTCTGGCGCACTTCCTGAATCTGGGGACTCAGACCGGTTCGTGGGCGTTGGGTTCCACGTTCGCGGATTTCTTCACGATGTCGTTGCAGACGGTCGCCGAGTGGGTGGCCGATGTGACTAACCGGCATGTGATTGAGGATCTGGTCGATATCAATTTCGGCACCGATGTTCCGGCGCCGAGGCTGGTGTTTGAGGAGATCGGGTCGCAGCAGCCGGCGACGGCTGAGGCGATGCAGTCTCTTGTCCAGACTGGCGTGATTCGGCCCGATGACGTTCTGGAGATATATGTGAGGGAACGTTATGGCCTGCCTCCAGCTGATCCGGCGACTGCCCGGTCGCTGGGGGTGCAGGAGGGTCTGGATGGCGGCAGTGACAAGCCTGAGGGGGGCGACGATGGCAATGCCACCGAGAATTGAGATCAAGAACATGACCATTCACACGGCCGATGGTGAGCCGATTGCGGGACCGGTGTCTGGTTCGCTGGATTCAGTGGATGAGGTGGCTAAGGCGTTCGTCGATGTGGCGCCGAAGATGCCCGCAGCAGCCGATGGGTCGGCGGTTCGTGGACGTGGTGTGGTGCGGAAGCCTGCCGGGTCGTACACGTGCAAGATGTCCGACGACAGCCGGTCTGCCGAGGTGCACGTTTATGGTGCGATCGGCCAGGACATGTGGGGCGACGGCGTCGATTCTTCCGAGTTCGTGAAGACGGTCGACGGGCTCGACGTGGACCAGTTGACTGTGCACGTGAATTCTCCGGGCGGGGATGCTTTCGCCGGGATCGCGATGATGAATGCGCTTCGCCGGCAGTCTGCGCAGGTGGATGTGACCGTCGACGGGCTGGCTGCTTCTGCCGCATCGTACATCGCGATGGGTGGTGACACCCTGACGATGGGCCGTAATTCTCAGCTGATGATTCATGATGCTTCGGGTGGCTGTTGGGGTAATGCGGCCGATATGGAGAAGACGGCAGACATTCTGTCGAAGCTTTCGGATCAGGTCGCCGGCGTGTATGCCGAGAAGGCCGGCGGTGATGCTGCCCGGTGGCGTGATGTGATGCGCGCGGAGACGTGGTACACGGCAGATGAGGCGGTGGCCGCCGGGCTGGCTGATTCCGTCGATGAGTCGCGGAAGCCCGCCGATGATTCCCCGCAGGATTTCGACTTGCGGTTCTTCAATTATGCGGGGCGTCGTGGCGCACCCGCTCCTGTGTTTCCTGAGCCTCGCGCCCAGGTTGCGGTGGCTGACAGTCCGGCCGTGCCGGAAACCAACAATTCTGAAAGGGAGGCCGACATGGCTTTCATTGAAGATGTGAGGGCACGGCTCGGGCTTTCCGATGCCGACGAGGCAGGAATCCTCGACACCCTCGAAAAGCTGAGCAAGCGGCGCGAGGTGCCCGAGGGGGTCGCGCTGATCGACCAGGTGAAGCTGGATGAGCTGAAGGCGTCCGCCGAGCGGGGTGCGAAGGCTCTCGCCGACCTGGATGCCGCACGGCGTGAGCAGATCGTCGACGAGGCCATCTCGAAGGGGAAGATTCCCCCGGCCCGTCGCGACCACTGGCTGGCGCAGATGGAGGTCGATGAGGAGGGCGCCGTGCAGGTCCTCGACGGGCTCGATGAAGGCACCATCCCGCTGAGCCCGATCGGCTACGTCGGCGGTGTCGACGAGTCCGGAGACGAGGCCGACAGAATCTACGCGAAAGCGTGGGGAGATCCACACGCGAAGGAGACTCACTGATGTCCAACTATCTTCCGAAGATCGACACCCATTCCGTTCTCACCCGCAGCGCATCGGCTGATGTGGTCGGCGGCCAGTTGGTCGATGTGTCCGGGTCGAAGACCGTGGCCCCGGCTGCTGCTGATTCTGCCGCAGTCCTGGGAGTTGCACTGTCTGACGCGAAGACCGGCCAGGCTGTTTCGGTGTCCCTGGGTGGCGTGCAGCGTCCCGTCGCTGAAGGCGATATCACAGCTGGCGTGAAGGTTTTCTCCGCAGTTGCTGGGAAGGTTTCCGCGAAGGGAAGCAACAATCCGATTGGTATTGCCCTGGAGTCAGTCAAATCAGGCGCCCAGGTCGAAATTCAGATGGCCCGCTGAGGAGGACCTGAATGTACAAGTATGCTGGCACTCCTGCCGGTCTCGATTCCAGTCTCACCGCTGTTGAGATCCATTATCTTTTGAAGAATCCGACCATTCTGGCGCAGCGATTCAAGTCGCTGGTCGATGAGCATTTCATCGCCGACTATCTGCTGACCGGCCGGTATCAGGCTGTCGGCGGGGCGATCGTCTATCCCGCCCATGACCTCGATATCTACCCTGAGAACGAGCCTGAGGAGGTTGCTCCCGGCGCGCAGTACCCGCTGACTCAGATGGATTCTGGTCAGCTGGCGATCTCCCACACCACTAAGCGGGGGTTCGGCACTCATGTGACCGACGAGGAGATCTCCCGGCTTCTCCTCAACCCCGTCAATGAGGCATTCGCGTTCCTGTCGAATGGTGTCGTGCGCCAGACCGACGAGATCGCCATGTCAACCATTTCGTCGAAGGTCACGGCTACTTTTGCGTCGTCGAAGAAGTGGACCGGCAACCCTAGCGAGGCTGACAATGTGCGCGGAATTGTCACCTCGATCAAGGGTGCCGCCGCTAAGATGCGCGGGCTGAAGCTGGGGCTGACCCCAGACACCGTGGTGCTCACCGAGGCTCAGTATGAGACTGCGATGGCCGAGCTGCTGCTGGCAGGGTTCCTCCCCCGCGAGCAGGACAATCCCCTGCTGGACGGCGTGTGGCCGACCGTCATGGGGCTGACCTGGATGACCTCGCCGCACGTTCCATTCACTGACCCGCTCCTGCTGGACCGTGAGCAGCTCGGCGGGATGGCTGATGAGGCGATCGAGACTCCGGAGTTCACCTCTGTTGTCAACAACGTCCAGCTCGCTTCTGAGCGGCTCCAGGGCCGTGACGCCTACGAGTTGAGGGCACGCCGCGTGACGGTCCCTGTCGTGCTGCGTTCGGCCGCCGGGGTCCGTATCACCGGGACCGGCCTGTCGTGACCTGGATTGTGAACGGCCCGGCAGCTGTGGTGCGCGTGGGAGATGTGGATCGCATGTTCCCCCGTGGAACGCAGCTGCCGGATGACGTGGACAGTGCGGTCGTAGAGCATCTGGTCTCTGTCGGCCTTGTCTCTGAGGTCAAGCGGAAGCCGGGGCGTCCGAAGAATACCGACGGCGAGCAGACGGTCGGCTGAGTGAGGGGGTGGCACGGTGGGGACTTTCCTGGACGCCGACGATCTGGCCGGATGGGTGCAGGCGACACCCGACATGGTGGCCCAGGCAATTTCCGATGTTGAGGCGAAGGCCCGCCGTGTCGCCCCGTGCATTTTCAGCCCGACGTGGGCTGGGAACGCTGGCGGCCGGGATCTTGTCGTCTCGATTCTCCGGATGGCTGCGGTATGGCTGGTGTCGTCGAAGGGCGGCCGTGTCACGCAGCATTCGGCGGGGCCTTTCTCGGAGACTTTCCGCGATTCTGCGTCTGGGCTGACGGATGAGGACATCGCAGATCTGAGGTCTCTGTGCGGGGACGCACAGCAGGTGTCTGGTTTGCCGCGCTGGGATTTCCCGCCGGCGTCTGATTACAGCCGGCTCTTTGCACGCCCTCCGAGGAGAACACCATGACATCTGTGCAGATTCGCAGGTGGTCGAAAGGCAAAGGATCTGCACATTCGGGTGCCGCTGATGTGTGGGCTGACCCGGTGGACTTTCCGATCATGGGATGGTCGCCGACATTGTCGACGGAGTACCCCACGACTGGGGCAAACCGTATCGTGACCAGGCGCACCGTCTACGCCTACAAGTCCGCCTCCAATAGAGACATTCTTGTCATGGATGGTGAGGACTGGCAGGTCACACAGGATGTGTCCGACTGGAATCAAGGCCCGTACGGGTACAGTCCCGGTTTCGTTTTCACGGTGGAGCAGGTCCGTGGCTAGCACGCGCAAAGGGAAACTGAGGTTCAACCGTGCCGCATGGGATGAGATTCGCAGGCAGCGCGCGGTTGACGCCATGGTGTTGGAGATGGCCATCGCAGTGCGCGACAAGTGCGAGTCTTGGGCGGCAACACACACACTGAACGAATCGGGGCCGCATTTCAAAGTGTTGCATGAGAAGTCGGAGCACCGGTCGCGGTACACCGTGCGTCCTGCGACCCCGGCCGCGATCCGCCTGGTGATGAAGTATCCGGCGGATTTCATGGCTTGTTTGCAGGCTGGCAGGAGGTGAATGATGGACACGATTTGGATCAAGGTCATCGAGACTGGGAAGACGGTCGAGGTGGGCCGTTCCGCAGGGAACGGGATGATTTCTTCCGGTCATGCGGTGCAGGTCTCTAGGCCCGAGGAAACCTTCGGACAGGATTCTGGCGTGGAGGATTCTGGCGTGGAGGATTCGACGGATGACGGCGAGGTGGAGGAGTGACAGATTTTGACTCTGTCGTCATCCGCATCGACAGCACCGGCGTGACTGTGGAGGTGCACCGCGACGGTCAGACGACTGTCGAGGATGTCACCCCTGACATTCCTGCCGATTCTGCTCCCGTGAGCCCGTCTCCGAGGTCGGCCAGTGAGCTGTGACATCTCGACCCTGCTGATCCATGTCCTCCCCGGAATGGTCGGATGCCCGGTCGATACGGAGATCCCAGATACGCGCCCTGAAGGCCGGTTCCTGCGCATTGTGGATGCTGGTGGCCCGGGGATTCGCGACTGGGTGCTCGATCAGGTGCAGGTCACATGGGAGGCGTCGTCCACTATCTCTGCTGCCGACGCCGACGAGCTGGCTCTCCACGTCCGTGATGTGTTCTCCAAGCTGTCCGGCACCCAGCAGGACGGGCAGTGGATCTGTGACGTGACATGCACCCGGCCTCGATGGTTTCCCGACGAGAACCGCATCCCTCGATACGCGGGGTCGGCAACAATCCTGATGCAAAACATTTGACATCAACAATTTAATATCCGGATAGCGGCGGCTAACCCTATTCGAAAGGCCATGAAATGGCTGCACCTGTTATTGGGAAGAGCACCGCTGAGGTTCGTGTTGGTGGTGGTGCAACGACCGGAGGCTATTCGTTCTTCGCGCCCATCGGCTCTACTCGCCCCGCGAAGATCGCCGGCGCCCTCGACCCCGCATATCTTGATCTGGGGTATGTCACCGATGATGGCATCTCGGTGAAGCTCGACAGTTCCACTGACAAGATCCTCGACTGGAATCTGGACACCATCGCGGTGATTCAGAAGTCCAATGAGTGCTCCATCGAGGTGACGTTCGGCCAGGTCGGCGGGAACGTTGCGAAGCTGCTGTTCGGAGATGCGAACGTTGTCGTGGATGCCCTGTCCGGGAAGCTTCAGTCGATCTCCTACACCGGCGAGATTCTGGCGCACCGACAGTTCGCGTTCCTCGGGAAGGACGGCAATGGGCCGTTCGTCCTCGACATTGGGGATGGCCAGGTGACTGGCGTGGACGACATCTCGTTCAAGAAGACTGGCATTGTTCAGTTCAAGACCACGATCGAGCTGTTCAAGGACAAGAACGGCAAGTTCTTCAACTGGCTGCTCGCCGACGCGGCCTGATCTCCCTCATTCTCCTGCCGGGCGGAAAGTTTAGCCGCCGCGCCGCCCGGCAGGTCTTCTTCATTCCTTGGCGGCTCACACTTTTGAAAGGCGACGGCTATGCCCGCGAAGAATGCTGATGTTGTGAAGATTGACACTGGGAAGAGGACTATCGATGTGCCCCGTGAGGACATTGAGGATCCGACCTTTGCCACTCTGGATGTGATCCGCCGGTTCCAGGAAGCCGGGGACAATGATGTGGACTTCGGGGCGTTCCTCGATTTCCCGACCACGTTCGGGTTCGATGTTTCCGACTGGCGGCAGTCCGAGTTCAGGACGTTCCTCGAAGAGTTCTTCACCGCATTCTCGAAGGCGCAGGAGTTGGAGCCGGGGGAATCGTCTGGCTCTGGGGAGTAATCGCCGACCACAGGGCCGAGGTCGAGGTTGAGTGTATCCGTGCAGGGATTCGGCTGCGTGACGCCGGGAAACTGTTTCCGTGGCGTGACGTGTTTGTGCTGGTGCGGTGCGCCCCGGCCGGCTCCCCTATTGCTGGAGCGCTCGATCCGCGTATGGCGTGGACTGTCGATCAATGTTTGGCGGCAACCCGTGTCGATCAGCTGAACGCGCTGCTGTGGTCACTGGGCGGCGGCAAGGGGAAACAGCCAGAACCCATTCCACGGCCTTGGGTTGAGGATTCCCGCCAGATCATCAAGTCCGAGCGGATGACAGTGCAGCAAACAGACGACCTGGTGGCCGCTTTCAGGTCTGGCGGTTTGGGCGGATTCCATCTCCGTGAAGACGACATTGAAGGTGAGACTGAATGACCGAGCTCGCGCAAGGGTATTTGTCGTTGTCTGTCGGCCTGGATCATCCGGGCGCGTCTGTCGCGAAGTGGCTGTCAACGCAGCAGAAGGCTGTCGATGTCGCCGGGAAGGCGATGGGGAAGTCGCTGTCCGGCGGCCTGAATTTGGGTGCGGAGCGGGCGAAGGCTGACGCGGAGCAGGCGAAGCGTGCGTTTGACATTGCGGCGAAGGCTGCAACGGCCGCGTCTGAGAAGCAGGAGGCGGCTGCCCGGAAGGTGCAGATCGCCGAGGCGAAGCTCAACGAGACGCGGGAGAAGTATGCGAAGGATTCCTCGCAAGTTCTCACGGCCGAGGACCGTCTCGCGACGGCGAAGGGTGCAGCCGCCAAGGCGTCCCTGTCGGTGACTGCCGCTGAGGCGAAGCAGGCCACGGCAGCCGACAAGGTGAAGGTTGCCCTGGCTGAGCAGACTGTCGCCACCGGGAAGGCTGCGACTGAGTCGGAGCGGTCTGCTGGGAAGATTCGGACGGCTTTCTCGAAGATCGGGGCGAAGATCCCGAACCCGTTCCGTCAGCTTCCCCCTGACGCGCAGAAGGCCGGGGTGGAGGCTGGCGCCAGGTTCGGGCGCGGTTTCACCGCGGCCGAGAAGTCCACCGGCAGGCTGTCGACGGCTTTCTCCGGTCTAGGCACGAAGGCGAAGGGCATGGGCTCCACGCTCATGTCTTCGCTGGGGATGGTGCTGCCAGTCGCCTCCGGTGCGGCCGGTGGGGTCATGGCCGCCGGTGCGGCCGTGGCCGCCACGGCGAAGGCCGGGATGGATCTGGAATCGGCCCTGTCGAAGGTCAAGGCGACCGGCGGTGTCACGGCCTCCCAGATGGGCCAGTTGAAGACTCAGGCCCTGTCGATGGGCAAGACATTCGGCATGAGCGGCACTGAGGCGACCGGAGCGGTCGAGGCCCTGATCAAGGCCGGAGTGTCCGCCAAGGATGTCGTCGGTGGCGGACTGTCTGGGGCTCTGTCTCTGGCGGCCGCTGGCGAGATGGATGTGGGTGAGGCCGCCGAGACAGCCTCGTCTGCGATGGCGCAGTTCGGGCTGAAGGGCCAGGATGTCGGGCACATCGCCGATGTCCTGTCGCAGGGCGCGAATCTGGCTCAGGGGTCTGTCTCCGACCTGTCGCAGGCGCTGTCTCAGGGCGGCATGGTCGCCTCCCAGATGGGCATGTCCCTGGATGAGACGGTGGGGACTCTCGCCGAGTTCGCCAACAAGGGCCTCATGGGGTCTGATGCTGGCACGTCGTTGAAGTCGATGCTGCAAAGGCTGTCGAATCCGACGAAGCAGGCGTCGAATGCGATGAAGTCCATCGGCCTGAACGCCTATAACGCTCAGGGGAAGTTCGTCGGGCTTTCGTCCATTGCCGGGCAGTTGCAGTCCGGGCTGGGGAAGCTGACGCAGAAGCAGCGTGATTCGGCGCTGGCTACGATTTTCGGAGCTGACGCGGTCCGTGCCGCATCGATTCTTTACAAGGATGGCGCGAAGGGCGTCTCCGGGTGGACGAAGGGCGTCGGCAAGGCCGGGGCCGCTATGGCCACCGCGCGGACGAATACCGACAATTTGAAGGGTGACATCGCCAAGTTCAAGGCGGTGTGGACGAACTCATTCGCCCAGATCGGTGGCTCCTCTCAGGGGCCACTGCGCGACGTTGTCCAATTCTTCACGAAGATCGGTGATGTGCTTCCCGGGGTCGTCGGGAAGATCGGCGAATTCACCTCAGCTGTGTGGAAGATATCGCCGCTGAAGACCCTCCTTGACGATGTCAGGGGGAAGGTCTCTCTTGTCAAGGAAGCCTTCGATATAGCCGGGAAATCGGCGACGCTGGAGACTGGCGACACGAAGGGCTGGGACTCTGTCCTGGACCGGTTCAACCGTCTCCCGAAGTCGATGCAGGATGCCACGCAGGCGCTGATCCAGTTCCGGCAGTCGTTCAAGGCCCCGGATCGGGACAACGCCGCCACCCAGGGCGCCGCAGGGCTGGGGGCTCGCGCCGGCGCCGCAGCACGGACCGCAGGTGACACCTTCAACGTCGCCAAGCAGGCCCTGTCTTTGAAGACTGGCGACACGAAGGGCTGGGATCAGGTCTTCGACAAGTGGTCGAAGCTCCCAAAGGCCGGGCAGGGAATCGTCACAGTCGCCTTGAAGGCCCGCGACGCCATGAAGGAGTTCGGGTCGCAGGCGAAGGCCGCGATCTCGTCGGGCTGGAAGGACATGCTTGACCAGGCCGGGCCGGGAATGAAGGACGCGTGGCAGTCCATCAAGGACCTTTTCTCGTCGATCGGTGACGTGTGGAAGAACGTAATCGGCCCGAATCTGAAGAAGACGGAACCGTTCTGGGATAAGCTCGCTAAGATCGCCAAGGACAGGGCGTTCCAGTCACTCAAGGACACGTTCCGTCTGCTCGGCGACGCCCTGAACATTATCGGCAAGACAATAGGTCTTGTGGTCGACGGGATAAAACTGTTCGTTGACCTGTTCAAGGGACTGTCAGGCCAGGGTTGGGGAGACTTCGGGAAAGATTTCAAGAAGATCGGCGGTGATCTCACCGGCATTGTTGGTGGCATCGGCAAGATGATCACTGATGCATTCGCCGGTCTCGGTCACATGGCAATCGACGGGTTCGTGAAGGGCGGATCTGAGAAGATCACCCAGATCCGCGACAAGGTTGACCACTGGTTCGACTCAGTTGTCGGATGGGTGAAGAACAAGCTTGGTATTCATTCCCCGTCGACGGTGTTCGCGTCGATCGGGTCCTGGTCGATCCAGGGATTCATCGTCGGGATGCAGGGCCTGTTCGGGTCGGTGACGTCGCGGATCGGCGGGTTCTTCACTGGGCTCGGAGGCCGGATGCGCGGCTGGGCGTCCGCCGGGTGGACGAAGGTCGGCGGGGCTTTCTCACGCGGCTGGACGTCGGTAGTGCAGGGCCTGGCCCGCTTCGGCACCCGCATGTCCCGGTTCTGGGGCTCTGCCCGTGCGACAGCGGGACGGATCGCAGGGTCCCTGTGGACGTCCGTGCGAGGCGTTTTCTCCCGAGGGTGGACGAGCGTGACGACCGGCCTAGCCTCGGCGTTTCATCGGTGAGTGCCGGAGGTGTGGTCGCCGGGTAGGCGAAAGTGCTCCTGACTTGGCAGGATAGGGCTTGTATAGAGTCCGAATCCGTCAAGGTCGAGGAGCACTCCCAAGGTGAAGGCTACCGGGTCGTATCCGCGTGTTCATGTCGATGCCGCGCCCGTGGCCGCAGCGGGTCAGGCCGGTGGGGTGCTGCTGGTCGAGACGATCCGCGCCTCCGGGTTGGACCGGGAACTGAGCAGGGCCCTGGCCCGGTGGGCCACACCGTTGACCGTCCATGACCCGGGCAAGATCCTGTGCGATCTGGCCCTGTCCCTGGCT